GGCATGTAATTCGCTATAATCACCTTTACCATATATCGAACCCCAACAAGTTGTCATAAAAGTTTCTAAATCAAGATCAGTATGCTCATGATAAAAATCTTGTATTGTCTTTTCAACTTTATCACTAATAATTTTAAATGGTTTATGATCTAACATATTCCATTTTGTCATTTTTGCTTTGACATTAGTAGTTCTCTTTCTAGCATCATCAGATTCTTTTATAATACGCTCTATCCCCTGATGAACATGATCCACACCCAATCCATCAGTATCTTTTTCTTGAAGAGAAAATTCCCAAAGTTCAAGCAAACACTCAAACCAGAATTTACGCATTACAAAATCAGAATCCATAATAATTATTCCTCAGTTTTCTTTTTCTTACTCCCTATATTATACTTAGTTTCTAAAATCCAATCTCCTTTATCTTTGTATGATAAAACCTTTATTTGATTAAGTGGGGCAATGTCTTGGATCTTGTCAGCACTTACAATACCAACTAACCCCCAGTCAGCCAAAAGCTGAGCAATACGATTCCTACGCTGTACATCATTGGAAGTGAGATTTGCGTGTTTGCCATCAAGGGCAAATAATTCTTTAAAATGGACAAGGAAATACCTCCCCTGCTTATGCAGTATATGACAAGATTGATATATCTTTTTCTCTTTTCTTGATGCTACACCAATTCTTGTGAGAGTTTCTCTTACCTTTAGGAAGTCATCTGGCTCATTCAGAGTCACTTCTACCATTTGATCTTGCGACCAATTCACTTCAGGTTCCTTAACCACACTCATTGTTTTCCTCCAGTTTCAAATTTAGATCTTATAAAATTAAGTTGTTGTTTAGTTAGGATTTTCAATGCTTGTTGTGCTTTTTCATTACTATAACCATAGTAACGTTTTACATAATCAAGATCTTTAATCTTATCTTTTCTGAGCCAAGGAGAGAACCTCTTCTTAGATCGTAAACTATTTAGATAAAAATCATATTGAATCTTCTTAGATAAGAATGAATACTTATTCATTTCATTCGCAAACATCACGGAATCAAGATGACCTGAATAAATGCGATTAATTATATAAGGAGCATAGTCCTTTTCTAATGAAGGATCCTCATCAATCAAATTCTTTTTTGTTTGGTTAATCGAATTCAACCAATCTTTCAATTCAGTCATTTAGGTAATTTGCGATTGAAGTTCCAGTAATCAAACTTCTGCCATGTATAGTATATACCAATAAGAGTTCTTTTGACAAACTCCTCAAGAAATATTATAGAAAGAAAAATTATTTTTTCCATAATTTATATGCTAATGAAATTCTTAATCCATTAAAAAATCTGGATGGTGCATCTGCATAATGTTTAATTGTACCAGGAAATAAAATTGCTCTATTTGCTTTATGCTCTACAATTTTACTTACTTCATCACCATCCTTATCAAAAAATATTAAATGACCTTGCCAATTAGGATACCAAACTGGTGAAGGATAATATAAAAAAGTCAGATCACCGTCATCATAATGAGGTGTTCCACATTGACCAGAAGTTTGACCATTAGCATATATCCTCTTAACACCTTTAAATTCTACATCTAATTTATTACATATTTTTTCATAAAGATATTCGCTAAAATATCCATTATGATTTGGACCTTCTAGACCATCATAATGCCAAAATATTTCAGGTTTATTAGAGTCTCCTCCAGATATACCCCAATGGGGTTTCATTAACCTATCATAAATTTCTTTCTGAATATCTTCCTCAAAGAAATCATCATATACTTCAATCATTTTGTAAGTTCTTTAATTTTGTATTTCCAATAATCTCTTTCCTCTTCATCTATCCAAGGAGAATGAACCATCACATGAGCATGTTGTAACCACTTCTCATCATTCCAATCTTTCTTGGGAGTATCAGGACCAATATAATCCTTAAGACTCATCGTGCTTATGGTCTAACTTTCCAGACATCTCATATGCACCTTTATTTCCACCGTGACCATGTGCAATACCTAATTCGTGCATCTTGGCGTGTTCATCAATAGGATCTCGTAAATCTACTTTACCTGGTCCTATTGTGAGATACAAACCATATCCCATAATAAAAAATAATAGTCCTACAATAATGAATACTAAAATCATGTCTATAAAGCGGGTCGTTTTTGTTTTTCGTCTTTCATCGAAATGATGATTCGATTATTTTCATAATCAGCAGAGAACTCAAGTGCTACATCGTGAGGCCACATTAATTCTTCATATAAAGCATTAAGTCTCTCCATATCTTCATATAGATCATTAACATGCGGTTCTTCATTCATCAACTGTTACCTCCGATAATTTATAGTTGAATAATAACAACTCTTTTCTCTCTTGCTGCTCTCTCATATATTCTCCAACTGAACGCATAGTGTAAGTTAATTTAAATTCACTAGCATTCCAGTTTTTAAATCTATCCTTGACTAATTGATCAGAATTATAACTAATTAGCATTTTTGTATCGTTATGAGCATCGCAATCAGCAGCAAATTTGTCGTGATCAAAACTTTTATGCATCGCTCCACCCTTTCCATAAAGGTTATCCTTTATATCATATGGAGGATCTAAGTACATAAACAATCCATCATGAATATCTGTTCGGAAACAATACTCATAAGAATATGAATTAATATGCCAGTGTGAGATGATCTCAGAGTACTCAGGCAATTTTTCAATACCTCTTAAAGAGAAATTAGAATCACTTGCTTGTGCAGAGAAAGAAGATGACTCTGTAAGACCAGAGAAACTACACTTATTTACAATATAAAAAGCAACTGCCCTATCAAGATTATTCTGTGTGCTATCGTTAATAACATCTTTCATCTCTGCAAATAAACATCTTGCAGAATCTTGATTAGGATGAGCGATTTTAAGGTTCTTTAGATTGGTAGATAATTCATCACCAAACATCTGGAGATTCATCCAGAAATTAATTAAAGGTTCATAAAGATCATTAACAGTAATCTTTAGATGTGGATATAACTTACTAACGTGTATCGCAACACTTCCACCACCCAAGAATGGTTCACGAAATTCTACATACTCCCTAAGATCTGGAAAGTATTGCCCCATCTTAGTACAGGCACGAGATTTGCCACCAGGATATCTAAGTGGGGTTTTAAGTCCCTTCTTGCTCATAATTTAAGTTCTAACTGAATAGCAGTTTCAAATTTATTATAGGTAGGTGGATGAAAATTACAATACTCATTAAAAGTAATCTTCATTTCCTTTTGTGTTAGTCTACAATGTTTTGCTGCTGTTGGCAAGTTCCATTTAGCAGAAAATAACATTTCCATCGATTCTCTAGTTTCTGGTCTCATGAATAAGTAATAACCATAGTAACCCTTCTTTCTTGTGGTGCAGGTTGATGCACAGAATGATATAAACCATCAAAAATGATGATATCATCCTCTAAAGGTTTATACCTGTGTAGAGAATCATCTTCATCATAAACATCAATTTCACCATCATTAAAGGAATTTAAATAAATTAAACAATTCTTATGATCCCAATTGTAATGATCTACATGTGGAGGACTTGGTCTACCATCATAATAATGAATTTGATTAACTACACACCTATAAATTTGATTGTAGTCTATTTCATTATATGAAAATATCTGTCGTATAACTTGGAATGCAATATCCACATACTTAGATTCTACAACTGGAATTAGAAATTCTTCTTTAGCATCTGGAGATGCAACAATAGGATGTTGATACATCGGAATGTTAGAAAAACCTTCCTGATCAGCATCTGGATTAGTAGAATGTTCCAAATACTTCCACATAAAATTCATGGAAAGTATTTCTTTTTTTAAAATATTATATTCTTTTGTTTTTGGATTTTTTAATTGTTTAATAAAATCTTTCATTATTATAATCTCTACCAACCTCTACTTCAACAGCATCAAATATTCTTAACAAAGATTGTGCAAAAATTCTATATCCAGAACCAACATATAGTTGACCCAATACTACAGATACTGTTGCTACACCCCAAAAGATGTAATAAAATCTACTCTTAACTTGATTCCGTACTTTTTCTTTGTTCATCATTTTGTTTTCTCCATTCTGTAATTAAGATGTTCAATTCATTAATTCGCTCTTCTGCGATTTTAATTTTTTCTTCAAGATTGGTTTGTTTCATATACCCATCTTTATCCTCATAGGGTTTACAACTTCAACTTGAATAGGTCTACTAAGAATA